CATCGGTCTATGACCGATGTCTTTATAAATCCTTAAAGAAGTAATTCCCTCAGGTAATCAGTGTCGACAAGATAATCTAATATTATCAAATCAACTGATAGGTGGCACCTTCTTTATCTAACTCCCCGAAAGGGAATAAGTAAATGAAAGGCCAGTTCTTATACATATAATTAATCAAATGAAAACAAACTTAAAATTAAGATTTATTTCCAAATTTGAAAAATTACGATTAAGCTCTGTTCCTAACATGATATCGCTAAGTAATAAGAAATTATTACTTAAAGTTTTATCCACATTTGCTTGGAAAGTAATTTCTATAAGCAGTGGTAAGACTAAAGTTGCACCTAGATTAAGAAGATTTAATAAGTTTATTACACTTGTTTACCGTGTATATTCTCATCATGGATCTACTTTTACCATTAAATGGTTGAAAGCATCACATATGGCTATACAGAAAAGAATATCATCTACTCCATTCAAATCACTACGTGAAATTGAACCTACTTTACCTCTTCCTAGACTAGTTAATGGTTTACCAAGTTTTATAGGTACCATGGACCGGAAAGCTATTAGAGCTTACCATCCTGGAACTATTCGACTTTGGTTATCTATCTTAAGTATTTATCGGATCCTTGAAGGACCTGGTAAACTTAATTTAGGAACTATTACTAGTCCATTTGGAGGAAGTAAGGAGGAAATCAAAGCGTTATCCCATATCTTCTCTGATGTTATTAAATTTAATAAATTAGAAAGAGATATTAAAGGAATTGGTGCCTTTGAAATAGAAAAATCTTTATCATCAGGTCCTAACCATCCCGTTGCTTTATACAGTTTATTAACTGATGCAATTGGAATAGCTAAGTACCCTGAAATCTATGAACCTTTTGTTAATTATTGTAAATTAACGAAAGGAACACTTCATAGACGATTAGATAATTATATTCAATGGGCAGGCCGAGCTTTAACTGTTCATGGAACCGATTGGGTTGTACGATCAAAATCTGTTAAAGAATTTGACGACATCCGTTTGGGAAAATTGGCTTTTAAAGTAGAACCAGCTGGGAAAATCAGAGTATTTGCCATTATTGATATTTGGACCCAATCATTATTAGCCCCTTTACATTCTAGAATATTTTCTATATTGAAAGGTTTTCCTAATGATGGTACTTTTGACCAAGATCTTTCTTACGAAAGATGTATGGAGAAAGCCAAATTATATAATTGCGCTTACTCAGTTGATTTATCAGCTGCTACAGATCGGTTACCAATTCTTCTTCAAACTCAAGTTTTAAATATTGTATTTAATTCTCAAGTGTTAGGAGGATATTGGGCAGACCTTCTTATTAAAAGACCTTATTTCATAACGGACAAACGGTATGGAGATGAGAATAATTATAAAAATAATTATTACTACTATTCTACCGGTCAGCCTATGGGAGGACTTTCATCATGGGCAATGTTAGCACTTACACACCATCTTATTGTTCAAGCATGTGCATTCAGAGTATATAATACTCGAATCTGGTTTGATAAATACGAAGTGTTAGGTGACGACCTTGTAATTTTCGATAGATTAATATATGATGAATATATTAAAACTATGAAATTACTCGATGTCGGAGTTAATCCCTCAAAATCTTTAGTAAGTGAAGAACTTACAGGATTAGAGTATGCAAAAAGAACTTCTATAGCTGGTATTGATGTATCAGGAATCTCTTGGAAACAATTGATTTCTGAGAATACTTCTATAGGTAGAGTTAATTTAGCTCTACACTATATAAAGAAAGGATTTATAAATAATCCATCAATGCTTTGGAAAGCTATGACGGATCACCGTTATATGAATTATAAAGATATGCTTAAAGTTGAAAAACTTAAAGCTACCTTTGATAATAATATAGTTGGTTTAATAGGGTCCTTTATTTCGAAAAATAAAGTCTCGCTGTTATCCGTAGTTTCATTACTTGTCGATCCTCATGATGAGGGGTGTGAACAGATGGAAAATCCATCGATTCCACATGCAAGTGCTTTACGGTTTTTGTTTGAAATAGCAAAATCTAAAAGTGCTACTCCCGTTTCTCTCTCTGTATCTTCAATTGAAGACAGAGAAGAAATGGCGAAGGAAGAAGTCATACCATATATGGCAGATTCTTTACTTCGGGAATCTTTAGCTAGAATAACTATCTTTAAAGATAATTATGATGGCAAGATTGACGAATTTGCATCTCTTTTAGTGAATTACGACTCTTTAGTATCACAATTTTCCAGAATTGAGGTTTCTCAATTACGGTCTATTGCTGAAGAAACTTTACTCCAAGGACGAGATCCTCAAGATTTATTTGATGAAGTTTATAACTTCGCCTATAACTTAAGAAGTGATCTTCCGTCTATGGAGAAAGCTACTTATTACGCTTCCAAGGTTGATAATTTTATCTCCTTTTTAGACTGTAATAAGGCAAATACTAAAGCTTATAAAGTACATGACGTACCACGAATGGTACGGGATATTCAATCAGCTGGTAAAATAAGTGGAACTCCTTATTGGAGTCTTCTATCTAGAATGCAACCGTAACATGTTACGATAAACATACTAATATATCTTAGTTACTCTTTGAAATGAATAAACATTTCCGAACCGTGAGCCGAAAGGCAATACCCGTCTTCAGTTCCTTACCTACATTGGTTAATTATTTATTAACTAAACCACGTAAGGGGGAGACTGAGAAATATTTATTCTAATATGTTTGGGATTGAAGAAATTCATGAAATCTCCTCTATTAGAAGAGCCTATTAAGATATAAAATCGTTAATAGTTCATTTTGAAGCTTTTGGCAACAAAAGAATCTAATGATTTCCTCTCACCAGATCATTATAAAATAATATTAGGTGACTGATTTACCAATCGGG